TCAGCATGCTGAAATATATACTACTGAGTCTTCAGACAGAGCGTTTGAAGAAGAAGTTATGTTATCAGGTTTTGCTCAAGCACAGACTAAGTCTGAGGGATCAGGTGTAACTTTTGACAATGCTCAAGAGACATACACTGCTAGATACACTCACGAGACTGTAGCTTTAGCGTTTTCAATCACTGAAGAAGCGGTTGAAGATAACCTATATGACAGACTTGGAAGTAGATATACTAAAGCGTTAGCTAGATCTATGGCGAACACAAAACAAGTTAAGGCGGTTAACCCGTTAATTAATGGTTTTGGCACATTCACTTCAGGTGATGGTACTGCTTTATTCAGTACTTCTCACCCAACAATTAGTGGAACTGTATCAAACACATTAGCTACGGCTGCTGACTTGAACGAAACTTCACTAGAGCAATCTTTAATAGACATTGCTGCAATGACAGACGAAAGAGGTCTAAAAATTGCTGCAAGAGGTATTAAAATGATCGTTCCTTCTGAACTTCAGTTCACTGCTGAGAGATTAATGAAATCTCAAGGTAGAGTTGGTACTGCTGATAATGATATTAACGCAATTGCGTCTATGGGAATGGTTCCTCAAGGTTACAGAGTGAACAATTTCTTAACTGATCCAGATGCGTTCTACATCATTACTGATGTTCCAAATGGAATGAAGTACTTTAACAGAGCACCTATTAAGACTGCTATGGAAGGTGACTTCGACACTGGTAACGTAAGATACAAAGCTAGAGAAAGATACTCTTTTGGAGTTTCTGACTTTAGAGGTATTTTTGCATCACCAGGTGCATAATAATTAATTATTTGAGGCGGGACACAATCCCGCCTCATTTAACATATAGAAAGAAAAAATGACTAAACATAAATACTTAGTAAAAATATTTACGAAATATCTTCAAACTAATTTTGAAATTGAAAGTGAAAAAGAGATAAATAATACGGAAGAGCTAAATAAACCTATTATTGACTTTCTAGGAAAATCTGATATAAAATGGGAAAAAAACGATCTGCAGTATACTAGTACTTCAAATGGTTTTTACATAACCTATGAGGAGGTTCAAAATGGCTCAGGACAACATGGTATTGTTCGCAAAGAAACTGAAACTCGAATCTAAATGGAACGAGTTGTTTCTTGAGAACAGAGGACAAATAACACCAGAAATGTCTGTTCTAGGTGATGAGATCAAACGAGTAGTTAGATCAATCATTAGAGAACAAGAAGCAGAAGTTCTTAATAATCTTAAAGATGGTGAGATCCATCTTTACGCTGGTTAATTAAGACTTTACATCGCTGAAACGTTAATCATTCCTAGGGATCTCTTGCACTCTACTAAAAACTAGTATATAATTTTGACACTATACATAAATTAATATTCTGCATAGACGCAGTATAGTCGACGGCCTAGAGACTATGTAGAATTTAACTAGGAGAATAATCATGGCTATAACTAACTTTTCTGGACCTATTACGGCTGGAAACATAAGAAACACTACAGGTACAACTATTGGTACTAACATCGCAAATGTTGGACAAGTTGTAATGACTCAAACTTTTTCAGCTGATTTATCAGGTGGAGCAATTGCAGCAGCGGTACAAAACGTTGTAATTCCTGCAAATTCACAAATCATTGATATTGTGATTGATCAAATCACAGCAGCTAACACTACTACTAACTATAGTATTGGTGATGTAGCTGGTGGGGCAGCAACACTTTTGAACACTTATGCAAGTGGAACAGACGCTGGTAGAAAATACCCAACAACTCAAGCAGGTGGAGCATTAGCTTGGGAAGATGTTGGAACAACTGACATCAGATTAACTTTCACAAGTTCAGCAGCAACAAATGCTGGTGAAGTTAGATTTACTATTTTGTATTCACAAAATAATAATCTAGCATAATAAATAATTAGTGTGGGCCTTCGGGCCCACTTAAATTTAATAGGAGAAAACAATATGTCATCAGACCAAAAATTTACAACACTTACAGCTGACGGACAGGTTAAAACTGCTTCAGGAGGATCTACTAATATTGGTCCTGCTAGAGTTACATACATTCAAGGTACAGGAATCACTAACATAAAACTTTATGATGCATCAACTGCATCTGGAAGTATAGTTTTTGAAGCTACTTTTGGAAGTGAAGGTTTAGATATTTATGTTCCTGGAAATGGAATTAGATTTGAAAATACTATCTACGCAGATGTAACTGGAACAGGATCTATTACACTTGGATACACTGGCTAGGAGGCTAAATGGCTAATACTACTTCGGGAACAGCAACGTTCGACAAAACTTTTTCTATTGATGAAATTATAGAAGATGCTTTTGAACGTATAGGCCAACAGGCTGTTTCAGGAAACCAATTAAGATCTGCAAGAAGATCTCTCAATATCCTATTTCAAGAATGGGGTAATAGAGGTATTCACTATTGGGAAATAGGAGAATTAGATCTTGATTTAATTCAAGGACAAGCTGAATATAAATTTTTTAGATCAACTGCAGATGGTACAAGTGCCACTTCAAATCCAAATGGAATATATGGAATGTCCGATGTCCTTGAAGCACAGTTAAGAAATAATAGAACTCAGACTACTCAATCAGATAGTCCAATGACAAAAGTTGATAGATCAACTTATGCAGCTTTTTCAAATAAACTTTCACAAGGAACACCTAATCAATATTGGGTTCAAAGATTTATTGATTATGTAAGTGTTAGTATTTACCCTACTCCTGATGCAACAAATGCATCTAAAGACATGCATTTTTATTATATAAAAAGAATTCAAGATGTTGGGGATTATACAAATGCAACAGACATACCTTTTAGATTTGTACCTTGTATGACTTCAGGATTAGCTTTTTATTTAGCACAAAAATATCAACCACAATTAGTTCAACAAATGAAACTATATTATGAAGATGAATTAGCTAGAGCACTAGCAGAAGACGGTTCAGCTTCAAGTACATTTATTACACCTAAAGCTTATTACCCAGGAACATAATGTCTAAGTACGCAACAGGAAAACATTCAAAAGCTATTTCAGATAGATCAGGTATGGAGTTTCCATACAGAGAAATGGTTAAAGAATGGAATGGTTCTTTTGTTCATTACACAGAGTATGAACCTAAACAACCACAACTTGAACCAAAACCAATTGGTGGTGATGGTATTGCATTATTAAATGTTAGAACAGCTAGAACAGAATTTCCAACTCCTGATTTTTTACCTAATAATCCTTTTTCTATAACAAACGGAAATAAAATAATGACTGTAAGTTTTCCTGATTACTCTACAGAAGCTCAAGGAGGAGAATTAAATTATGTGAGATTTCAAGGTGTTAAAAGTGCTGTTGGTGCTAGATCAATAGAACAAATAGAATTATCCTCTACACTTAATGCAAATATTTCTGCTACAGCTACTTCAATTACTTTATCTGCTGGAGATGGTTCTTTTTGGTTGCCATCAAATAGCTATGTAGTAATTGAAAAAGTAAATAGTGAAACAGGTAGATATGAAAATGAAGTTGTTTTTTATCAAACTTCAACTATTGATGTAGGTACAAGTATAGTAACTTTAAATAACTGTGTTCGTGGAACGGCTGCTACTTTTAGAGGAGAAACTTTTCCTAATACTACTGCAAGTTCTCATTTAGCAGGTGCTAAAGTTTTTGGTTGTCGTCTTGCTTCTATAGATCCAGATACTGTTGTGACAGGTGCACAACCAGCAACTATACAACAATATAATAGATTTACTGTTGACATGCTTGAAAATTCAACGTCGACAGCAACAGGAGGCGGTTTACAGTGTACAGTTGGCCCAGTAAATGATAGAGCTTAATTATGATAAATAAAATTTGGAATTGGATAAAAAAAGCTATTACACCTCATAGACAAAAAGATGAACATCTTGAGATGTATGAAGAAACTGCAAAACAAAAAAAGATACGTTTAAAGCATAAAGGGGATATTAAATAATGGCTGGATTTACATACGCAACATTAACTA